ATTTTCCGCAGCAGCCGTACCAATCCGGATAATACGTTGGCCAGAAGTACCAGCAGAGTCTGCAACTCGGCCGAAGGCTTTAGTGACTGTAAGCGTATTACCAGCAACTGCAGTAATACGCATGTTCTCACGGGACGTTACGTTGTGGATCAGGTCACCTGCAGCAAGTCCGGAAGCATCAGCAACTGAAATAGTAGCAGCCGCAATTGCATAGTTCGCGGAAAGGGTAGTAGTCGTAAACTCCGCAGTCTTACTAAAGTAGCCATGGGTCGAAGATTTAGCAGTCGTAGTACCCATCATGGAGCTCATACCCAAGATAGGGCTAGCTCCATTCGGGAACAGACGCATAAGTGTAGCAGCCAGACTCTTGGCAGCAAGCTCTGCAGGAAGGCCGGTACGGGGTTGGGTGTTAAAAACACCATTCATTAGTGCCATTATTTAAAACTCCTATTGCGTGAGGAAGGCTTCCCAGTCATCTACCTGGCCAGCTTGTTTGTTTTGCTGTTCCTGAGATTGCTGGGGAGTAATAGCAGCATGAATATCATTAAAGTAATTCATGGCCTGCTGGACAATTTCTGAGGGGTTAGCATCAGGAGAACTCTTAGCGAATTCCCGTGCAATACGAGCTACCTCTTGTTTCACCAAGGGATTTTTAAGGTTAGCCTGACTTGCCACTGCCTGATCCAGAAGGGAGGTTTTAACACTACTTTGCACTGCGCTTTTATCGTACTCACCCCTACGACCCATGTAGGTATCGGTAAGTTTCGTTCCATGGTCTAGGGCTGCTGCGTAAGCATTTCTATTCGTGTGTTGCATCAGTTCCATCAGAGCTTTTACATCTCCTCCGGAAGCCCTCTCCATCAGGTCTTGGGGAACCCCTTTCATGAAGTCCATCTGACTGGAGACTTTGCTAAGGGTTTCACTATCCAGATTGAAAGCTGGAGGACCTTCAGTTGTAACTTTAGCCGCATCCTCGAACATCTTAGAATAGACAGCCATTGGATCTGGAATCTCTACCTTCTCCGGGACTTGTTGCTGTTGCTGAACTGGTTGCTGTTGCTGTTGCTGTTGCTGCTGAGGGGCTTGTTCTGAGGCGCTTTTGCCCATAATAGCTGACATGAAACTCATGGCTCTACTCCGATATTTAGAAGGGTTGTAATTACTGATAGCCTACCAGATACTATTGAGTGTTGTTGCACCAATTTCTCTGCACTGCAATTTAGGGTGGAAACTCCTATAAGCTCCTTCCCACTTTCTGCCCCCATGATTCGGAGGTATTTCCTTACTGCTGCATTGTGAGCAAAAACTTCAAAACACAGCTGCTGCTCAGACTCTGAGAGAACTTCCTCAGGATATACTAAGTCAAGTAATTGCATCTTAGGCTCCCCTATTTATCAGTTCTTGCTGTCTCAACTGGATAGCTTGCTGACGTAAAGCTAAGGTCTGATCTTTCTGAGCATTCTCAGTATTCTGTTGAACAGGATCACCGGAAGGACCCAGCTGCGTTGAAGGAGGAAGAGCTTGTTGCATTACCTGCGGACTATACTCGTCAAGTCCCCTAATACCCCCAAGTTGCGCAAGGTGAGCTACCATATTTGGAAGGCCTGCACCATAAGCTTGCTGGAGAATCGGAGCTTGCATGATCAGTTGCATCAATTGCGTAATCACCTCAGTGGAAGCTAGCTTGCTCTTAGGAGTGTAGCCATCTGCAATACGGAACTTAAGAACCTTCTTCCTCAGCTGGGCAATGACTACTGCAAGTTCCTCACCTGACTTCTGAGAGGTAACGATTGCATCTTCGCCATACTGATAGATATTGAACTTGAGCATCTCTTTCAGTGGAACAAAGAACTGATATTCCAGAGTGAGAGCTGGAAGTCTAAGACGATTGTCTGAGCCTCCCATGGTATCGTTCCACTCTTTGACTGACTTATTGCCCTTCTGGAATTGCCCTTGTTGAGGACCATTCAAGCCTGAGAGGTCTTTACCAAAGCCTACGATCTGCATCCCGTAAGCCATTGCATTCTCAGTTCCACGAGAATCAAAGGGGATAGCTTTGTAAGCGCTGTCCAGACCTTGACCGTCTAGAGAGTTAACTCTGACTGGAATCTTAGCCGCAGGGACTGGAGCATTAATATCTCTAGGGTTAATCTTGCTGGAGTCATAAAGTGCCCTGTCCGAGACTGCCCTTCTGGCTGCATTGAAAGAGATGTTAAACATTGTCTTAGCAGCTTGCTGAATTGGAATTGAACTCTCTGCTACTGACTGCGTTTGTTCTCCTAGACCATCTTCCTGAGGCTGACCGAAAAGAATGGGGAGATAGTCATAAGCGGAAGTCATTCGCTCTGCCAGGACCAGGGTCTCTCCATTGACTACTACAATCTTGATGATCTGAGGAGTGTTAGGCTTAGGGCCAGGCATTCCCAAATCGCCTGGGGAGACTCTAACATAAAGGGTTACCTTCTCGTAGTTTCCTACCAAACCTCTAGGAGTATCCTCTGATTTGACACCTAGGAAAGCGTTCCAATCTACAGAACTAGTAGGCTTACGAGCTGCTACATATTCGGAAACCTGAGGATGGATTCTCCAGTTAGGAGCGTCAGAAGTAATGTAACCTTCTAAGGCCTTGGTGACATTCATTGCA